CCCCGCGTCAAGTGTGAACCATGGGGTGATGACCCCTATTCGCCGCCGTGGCTGATCCTATTGGTGCCAGGGACATAAGCGTGGGGTCCAGAAAGGGCGTCCGAGCCCTTCACTTGGCCGCGGCGAAGCGCATCTTCGTCGGCCTTGATCAGATTCTGCTCTGCCTTCTTGTCCTCGACGTAGAACTCTTTCGGCTTGCGGCAGAGGAACGCATATTGCGGCTTGCCGTCTACCGTGCCGACCGCGCGACGCACGGGCGATCCCTCGCCGTCGTCCTTGGCCGGGTCTACAGGGGACTTGACGATGTCCCAGTCGTCCATCTCGGTCTTGCTCTGAATGCGGTTGCCGGTCTCATTGATCCAGCGGTACTCGAAGCTCGGGTCCTTGAGAGCATCAGGCACTCCGAGCTTCAGGTGCCGCTCGTCTCCTAGCGTTTCGCGGCGTCGGCGACGCTGCTGCGTCTCCTGCTGACGCGAGGGTCGGCCAGGGCCGCGCTTGATCTCGGCTTCGCTCATTTGTCGTTCTCCAGATACTGCGCAGCGTAACGCTCGCGCGCCTTGGCCTTGTCCTTCTCGATGGTCTCGCCCTTTTCGAGGAACAAGCCCTGCTCAATGAACTTGTCGGCTGCCGCCTTGGCCTCCGCCGGCAGTTTGGAATAGAGGCTGCGGCCACCGCCGCCTGCGATCCGTGAGCCGCCTTCGACGCGAGAGCCGCGCTTTGGCTCGTCGTCGTCCTCGTCCTGCGCTGCCTCGAAGTGCTCGGGATACCGCTTGGCCACGTACTTGCGGACCTCTTCCAGGTTGTCAGCGAGCGACAGGCCAGGCTTTTCCTTGAGCAGCTTCACATGGCGTGCGGTCGCAACGGCCTTGAGCTCGTCATCCGACTCGTACCAGGGGTTGGCCTCAAGCCATTTCTGAACATCGGCCGGGACAGTGGTCTCGGCCTTCTTCTCGCGCGCCTTCTTGTCCTCTTCGGGCTCCTCCAAGCGCTTGTCGAGCGCCGCAAGGGCCTCTTTTTCCTCTTTGCGGGCCTGCCGGACGCCATCCGTGTCGCCCGTCGCCGCGGCCATGTCGATCTTGGCGGCGTAGCTCGCCTCGATCTGGGACCGCTGCTGCTCGAGCGCCACCATGGACATGCGCTCGATGCGCTTGACCGTGTCGCGGTGCTCATCGCGAGCCGCCTGCAGCTCGCGCTTCAGGCCCTCAGCTTCCGACTGCCACTTCTTGGCCTCGGCGCGGACGATGGGCATGATCTTTTCGCCCCGTCGCACGAATTCGCGCGGGTCGAGAAAACCACTTTTCGGGGGAGCGCCCTTCCAGTCTTCGGGAGCAACCCAGCCCATATCTTTGGCGCGCTGGATGTCCTCGGTGGACGGCGCGTCGGTGTCTTCGACCTCGGCCTCGTGGCCAGCCTCGGTGTCGCTCATGCCAGCACCGCCGCGACATCCTTGTCGTTGCAGAGCCGGTAGTCCTTGCCGTCCCTGCCCTTGACGTTTGCGCCCGCGTACTTCGCGAACAGCACACGATCACCGGGCTTCGGCGGCAGATGGCCTTTCCAGTCATCGTAGGTGAAGGCCAGCGGGGAAACCGCGATCAGCTCGCCCTCCATTTGGGCGAATTGGTCGCGCTCTTTCGTCTGGTCCGGGATGATGATCCCGCCCTTCGTCTTCTCGTCAATCGCCTTGGGAGCGATCAGAACCTTGTACTCGGTCGGCAGAATGCCGCTTGGGTTCGTCATCGATGTCCTCATGCTTCAGTGCGACGAGATCGTTCGCGATCTGCGCCTTTGCTCTCAGGTCAGCCAGCATCAGGGGATCGGCGCTTCCGCCTTCCCACGACACCGCCATCCAATGCTGCTTTGCCTCTTCGGCGATCGCCGCTACGCGCTTCATCACCGCCTGGGTGATGGGATTGTCACGCCAAGCGTCGAAGTCTTCTTTCTCGATGGTCATGCGGGCTCTTTGGCCTTCTCACGCTCAGCCGCCGCTTCCCGGTCCAGGGCGCGCGCCTGGTCGTCCAGCGCCAGCTTGTCCCGCTGCAGCCCATGACTGGCGCCCGCGGATTCAGCCTCCAGCGCCTTGCCGAACTCGCCCAGGGCCATATCGTGCTGCCCGCGCGCCTCATCGTTGTCGATCTTGCGCGCTTCCATGGCCTTGTCGTGGGGCAACAGCGCCGTTTCCAGCTTGGTCTTCTCGGCGGTCGCCATGTCCTTCTCGGCGCCGGCCTCTTTCTTGGCGACCTCGGCCGCGACGTTCTTAAGCTGAAGCTCCTCAACCGGGCTCGGCCCCTGCTGAGGCTTCGCTACAAGCTTCTCGGCTTCCTCTGCCATGCCCGCGATGTCAAAGATGTACTTTGTGGCTTCGTGCGGGACCAGAGTTCCACCGAGAACTGGGTGGCCGGCGATCGTCATGACCACGTTTGCGCGGGCTGACCGCTGCATGTCCGTGACCATCTTCGGATCGGCGACCGGAACGATGTCCATGGACGCGAGATCGTAGTCCTCTTTGGCTACGACCTGCTGCTGATCCAGGAAGGTGTAATATTCCTCTTCGCTGAGATGCTTGGCATTGAGATTAGCCAGCAGCTTCAGTTCCTGCTTAAGCCCCCTATAAACCCGCTTGTAGATGGCCGTGAAGACCTTCAGGCCCTGCTCGATCAGGGCAAGGGTCGTCGTGGCCGTCTGCGGGCTGTCCGTGCCGCTGTCGCCCGTGAGGATGTCTTTGACCGCGGTTATGTCGCGGGCCGCCTCAACCATCATGCCCAGGAGCTGGAACAGGACAGGAGACGGGCCGGCGTGCTCGAAATTGTAGATCTGCTGGCGGATGTCGCCGGCGACCTCGACCTGCTCGAATCGGCCGGGCGAGACCTTGATTTCTTTCTTCTTGAGCCGAACGGCAGTGCCAATGAACCCGCCGCCCGCGTTCTGCAAGTGGCCGGCGTCGAGCATCTGATTGATGGTCGTGTCGATCGTCTCGGACAGGCTCTCCAGGAGCTTCCCGAAGCCGATATCGTAGAACCCGCCCTTCGGATCGGGGATGAACGAGTATTTGACGAAATACTGTTCCTTGGGCAGCCGGGAAATCCGCTCGCCGTCCTTGCTCGTGCTCACATTCTCCATGTTGTAGTTCGCAACGATGCGAACCACCTGGCAGGAGTCCTTGTGAACCGTGACGATGTAGGGCTCGCGGTAGTCGTCCCCGTCAAGATCCAGGTAGCAGTGCTGCTCCAGGAACATGTGCGGGGCATCATCATCCCCACCGCTGCCGTCCGTATCGGCCGGCGCGGGCAGATCGATGTCCAGAAACGTGCCTGAACGCCTCCGCTCCTCGATGTCCTGCGGGTAAAGGAAAATCTCGTGCGTGACCCGCGGCGCCTCATCGAGGTTCCGCACCTTGTTGTTCACCACGAGATGGATCGCCGGCACCATCTCGGCCTTGTTGCGGCCTAGCTCCTCAGAGCGCCACACCTTGCGGAACGCGCAGCCCACGATGGGAAGGTGGTGGAGCAGTACATCCGTGTCCTCCTCCCACTCCTCCATTTCGCACATAAGCTGATAGCTCATGTGCTGGGAGACGCGATCCGCCTTGGCCTTCTTGACGCCCGGCGGCGTAATCCAGAGCGGCTCGCCATTCATCGGGTCGATGCGCGGGTCGCCGTTCTCGTCCTTCTGCGGGACACCGTCGTCCCTGCCGAGTACCTGACCCTTGACGATCCGGTTTCCGTCCACGATCGCCGGATAGGCGCGGGCGCCGAACTGCAGGGCCGCGACCGTGACCAGCGGGTATTTGATGTTGGCCGCGCCCTGGAACGGGTAGTTCTTGGGCTGGCGGACCTGCAGCGCCACGTTCATGGCGCGCTCGGCCGATTCCTCCCAGTCAGAGCGGGACCGCTTGTCGATGTCGTAGCCGCGATCTACATCGTAGCCGATAGCTGCAAGCTGTTCGTCGTCCAGCAACTCAGCGATGTTGCCGGCCTGCTCGTACTCGAACAGTTTCGCCATCGTCTTGGCGAGCTGGGGCGAGCGCTTGCCCTCCTGTTTGACGGCGGCGTAGGCCATTTTAGGCCAACCCTGCAGTTAGCGCTTGACGCATCACAATCTGCAAACCACGGAGCCCTTCGACGAACACCACTTCAGCGAGACCGTCTTTCTGCTCCTCTGGAGTGATGCGAAAGCCATAGGATACCTCGTCCCCATCGGTCGCGCGCTCTGTGCACATCACTGCGACGCTGCCAAAGTGCCCCATGCTCAATGCCTCGTCCCACGCGCCGCAATATCCAAGGCCACGTCCCTCAGCTTGAGTTCGATGGCGACAGCAGTCGGGCTGTCGGGCCTGACGTGCACCAGTCCGCATGCGTCAACCCAGTAATCTCGGCGACGACGCTCGTTCCACCACTCTGCGGGGAATTTGCTGACGTGATTGTCGTCCATACGATCAATACCCCGTCACGCCGGACCGGCCGCGCTGTGAGTGCGAGTCTTCGTCGTCATCATCGCCCTCGTCCGGCGAAACAGGCTCAGCGAAGGTCAGCGCGACCGCGTCCCATTCATCCGGGGACCGCACGTCGCGCCGCAGCATGTCCTCTTTCGATTCGAGGACCAGCCGCGTATTGCTGTCGTACTTGTAGGACGGACCGCAGGCGTCGGCCTGCAGAGCGTCGCTGTCAGGGATATCCGCCCCGCCAGGATCTTCCAGCCACTGCTTGGAGAGCATCCACATCTCCGCCCGCCGATTCCGAGGGCCACCGCCCTGGGCTCCAGGAGGATGTAGAGGCTCGCCGCCGAAATTGATGTGCCGGACCAGCCGTGGCCCGAACCAGTCGCGCAGGAGGTCCGCAACGCCAGCGCCGACCCCGCCAACGTCGATGAACACACGAGCCGGCCCGTTCGCCTCAATGACCTGCTTGACCCAGCCAGCACCCGCGATGGTGTCGAGCTTCGATTTGCTCTCGACCTTCAGCAGCTTCCGGCCCCGCCGCCAGGCGATCGAGAAGCGATCCTTCCCATACCGAGCCGGGTCAACGCCCAGAACCAGCGGGCCAGCGGCCTCACAGGTGTTCTTGCGGGCCTTCATCACCAGCGCCGGCTGGATGTAGCTATCGTGGCCTGTGAGCTGGAACGCCTCCGCCGCGTTGGCCGGGTATTCCTGCTTGAACAACAGCGGGTCTCCAAGCTCGACTATCTTGGCCCGGCGCCATGCCATCTGCCCAAGCGTGAGACCGTAAGCCTCTTGGTACTCAACTTCCTCCGGCTCCAGCCGGAACCCTGGCGGCACCGGCTTGGTGTATTCTTCCTGCCAGTACCAGGGGATGAAGATCGCGATGTATTCGGACTGTCCCGCCTCAGCCTGCTGCCACTTCTGATGAAAGAAGTTGCCCAGCCCGTTCGCTGTGCTTTCCAGCAGGATTTCCGTGCCAGGAATGTCCGGGACGGCCTGGATTACGCCAGCAGCATGCGTATCGGCATGAGGCCAGAAAGCGACCTCGGAGCCGTGGAAGATCTGAATTGTCTGTGACCGCCCGACCGCTTTAGTGCCAGCCGTCCCGACCTTATAGCCGCTGTCGAGCCGATCGAAGTCCAATTCCTTGGCGTTGGCCTTGCCGGTGTGAGGCCGTACCAGCGCCGGGCAGTGCTCATGAAACCTATTCGCCATATCGAACAGGTTGTCCGTCGCCTCCTGCTCGTGGGTCAGGATGAACACCCGATGACCGCGGCGGTGCGTCGCCAGATGGTAGAACCTGGCACCCGTGTAGGTGGACACCCCTTGCTGGCGGCCCTTGAGGACCAGCGCCCGAACCTTGCCGGTCTCCGCTAGTTGCCGCTCCAGCCGGTCATGCAGGTAGAGCTGCGCCCGGTTGAGGACTAACGGCTCGATCCCGCCAGCCTTCGTGCGGATCTTCAGGCACTTCGATGCGTAATGAGCGAAATCGTCCCGGAGCCGCCGCCGAATGGCGCGCTCGCGGTCACTCAAGCTCGTTGAGCGCTGCTTCGTGGCCGCTGATGTTGACATCTGCCTCAATGCTCGAGAGCCGGGCATGCACATACGGCGCCGCGGCCTTCGCAGCCTCAAACCTCATGGCCTGATCGTTCTGCTCGTTGCGGAGCAAGCCAAGCATGTAGTCCAGGGGCGAGATGCCAGTGGAGAGCGCCTGCTCCCGCGCCTCCTGATTCATCTTGGTTGCCTGACCAGGCTTTCGGCCCGCGCCCTTCCTAGGTCCGCCGTGCGCCATCTTGAATAACTTGATTTCTTGGTT